GCCCTATAGTCGCCTTCAAAACTCTTGTTCCATGAAACACCGTTCCACGCATACTGAATACCTGTATATATATTCTTTTGAAGTATATGGTTGTCTGCTTCTTGAGTGGAAGAGAATATAATATTCCACTGCTCGCCATCCCATTCTATAATGTCGTTTGCTTGAGCAACAAAGTCGTCGCCGTTATTAGACTTCCAAGCATCTGGACCATCACCGTTTTCAATACTACCTAAGTCTTCAACGATTAAATATCGAATTCCTAATGTAGGATCAGGAAGGCCAGAGCCGCGAGGTCCTTTAGTAGTTGGATCGATAATTGCGTCAAACGTACCTGGACTATTTGTTCTTACACTTACATAGTCAGTATAGATATTTTCAATAAGCAAATCGTCTGGTGAATATGTATCGCTGTCCCAGTTAACTTGGAGGATTGTTGGATCTAGTTCATTGATTGCGATAGTACCAATAACATATGAGCCGTCTGGTTGTAATAAAAATAGTCTACTTGATCCAGCTTTATACAATCCAGGATGCGGGCTGAATAAATCATCCCATACTAGCGGCACTCCCTGGCGAATTGGAACATTAATAGTAGGTTCTCTAGGAACTGCGTTTTCATTCTTACCCATTAACAATGCTTGACTATTGTAAACTTGAATATGATATCCACTAATCGTTACCGTATCATTAGTAAGCTGGCCGCTCAATGTAGTAGTTTCACCACCTAAGTCAGCACCTAGCCCGTCAATGTATCCGCCAAAGTCAGTGTTACTATTTTGGAACATGCTAGTAACAACGTTGGTAATAACGCCAAGGTGTTTAACTTTCGCAGGCGGGCTAATCCATATAGGAGTGTCTAAGGTAAGTGTTGCAATATCAATCGCAGTCTCATTTCCTTGCGGTACTTGTCTGCTACTCCAGTTCATATTAGTTAACTCTAATACAGTTAAACTGGTCCAATCAACGTAGTTGTCACTGGTCTGAAGTTCAAGACTTGGGTTAAACAATACTAAAATTTGTTCTAAAATTTGTAACTTTTGATCGGCACTAGTTGCCCATATATCTACTTTAAGGGTTAGTTTAAACGGAGTTGGCATCATGCGCTCAACTGTGTAGTTCTTACCTTGCCCAACAGTATATGCTCCACCGTCATCAATGCCGCGTTCTCTAAAGTGTAATTTTCCAACATAGGTACTGTCGCTAAGTCGTGTGCGATCGATATCTAATGCTGAAATGTATACAGCAATGCGAGGAGCAGAGTTAACTTTATTCTCTGAGTTTTGTCTTAAGATGCTGGCAGCTTGTCGATCTTGATCGCCATACATAACCGGAATACGCACTAGTGTGCCATCCCCATACTTAACAACAAAGTTACTCAACACACGAATAGTCTGCGTCAAGTACCGTCTAATTTGTCCGTCATAAAAATGTAACATTATAAATCTGCCTTAGGTCTAAGAGCCTTACTAAGACTCTGACGAACTTCTTCTCTATTGTTGTACAATCCAACTTGCCATAAACTTGCGTATGGCAATGTTACTTGTGATTCGGCATCAGTTAAATCAGCTAACGGCAATGTTATTCTAACTTTTGGAATACCTTCTAGTAAGTAACTAGAAATTATTGTCTGTCCAGGATAGTCGGCAATCACGAATCCAATTTCTGTAATAGATTCTTTAAACATTACATACGGCGCTGTTGTGTAATCAATAGTGGTATTAACAATGATATCGCTATCCGTAATATTAACCATATCAACCGCAACCTGCGCATTATAAATTGCGTCGGTGTTGTTAATGAAGCTAGTCTTTAATGTTTGACGCTTGTCATCGTTAGTCATACTCATACGTACTGCGTCTTCAACTTTGATCCAACGACTGCTGTCATATCGAAATAATCTGTTTGGTAAAAAGTCTGTTCGTAAAAAGAAATCATCTTGCATTGCGCTGTCAGGAAACTGAATCCCGTGACCGAACTCGTAACCATTTACCGGAAAGCCGTCACCTACTAAGTAGCCAGTGTATCCTGTTCGTACAGGACGAGCACCGCTTTCTTGTGTGGTAATAGTACTGTTACTAGCATCGAGAGAAGTTTGGTCAACTGTATTTAGAATAGGCTTGCCAGTAGTGTCTACAGCCAGCGTATAGAATTGGCGTGTTTCGTAACCACTCTTAGGAGCGTCTGCTTCTGCTTGTTGTAAAATAATATCGTTGATTTCTAATTCTTTAGCATGGGTGCTTAACAAATCACGCAACGAAGTTACAGTATTACCATCAGCATCGACCATTGGATCGCCGTTGGAATCAGTTGCTGGCTTATTAAGGATGTCAGCGTATTGTTGACCATCCGTAATCTTTCTAAGTTTTAATCTGTATAAATGCGGATACCATGTGGAACTAAATCCTTCACTTGCTCGGCCCACATCTTCAATAACGTAGTAGCGTGGCAATCCAATTTCATAATCATTAAGAGCAAACTGATCTCTTAAATGGGGAAGCTCTAGCACATCACCGCTAATAGGTTTGCGACCAATGTACTTGATAAAATCGTTAATATGTACAGTCATGAACAATGTATCGTTATCGATAAACAGTCCAAATTGACTTAGGTTAAAGTCGATATTTTGTACATTATAGAGACCGCGAATTCTGTAAATTTCAGTATCGTACTTGCGATCTCTGTTTTCTAAGAATAGCAGATCTTGTATGTTAGTTACCGCAGTAGTAGCATAATGCGGTTGATCAGCCGTAGCATTAGCCTCCGCAGTATTAACTCCGATATATTTGTGTAGGTAAACATCAGTTGCACCCACCTGAAACATCTCAGAAATCTGACGGTCTATAAACTTGTAGTCTTGCCCTCGTTCGGGCTTGTATAGGGATAAGCGTGGCATATGATATTTATCGTTAGATAAATATGAGTGGAGAACTATTATGTCTGATTCTACATCTTTAATTGAGCGAAACAAGGTATTTGATTACGTGCGCGATATGCTGGGCGACGGTATGGTCGAAGTTGAGCTTGATCCTAAGCACTACGAAACTGCTTTAAACCGCGCTCTAACACGATTTAGACAACGCAGTAGTAATGCTGTTGAGGAAAGCTATAGTTTTCTAGAGCTAATTCAGGATCAAAACGAGTATCGTTTACCTGACGAAATTATTGAAGTACAAAGTGTATTCCGTAGGGCCATTGGCTCACGTAGCGGCCTTGGCGCTGGCGGCACATTATTTGAACCATTTAACTTGGCCTACACAAACACCTATTTGATGAGCGGAAGTATGATGGGCGGATTAGCAACCTACGAGTTGTTTGCTGGCTATCAAAAGCTAGTTGGAAAAATGTTTGGTAGTTACATTGAATTCAAATGGAAGCCGACTAGCCATATTTTAACTATTCTACAACGTCCGTTTGCTCAAGGTGAACAGATCCTATTACGCACACACAATTATCGTCCAGACTATATCTTACTACAAGATATCTACGCAAAACAATGGTTATACGATTATACTTTGGCAGTATGTAAACAGATGCTAGGTGAAGCACGTAGCAAGTTTGCTAGTATTGCTGGCCCAGGTTCAGGCGGAATCACACTAAATGGTACGGCACTTCTTAGTGCTGCCAAAGAAGAGTTAGCCGCACTTGATAAAGAAATTGATAATATGATGGCTGGCGGAACTCCGTTAACCTTTATTATTGGCTAACAAATAATTTGACCTTGCGATAAAATTGTTATATACTAGCACTACATTAGGGGTGCTATATGATTATAGGTGTATGCGGTTTTATCGGATCTGGCAAGGACACAATTGCCGATTACTTAACAAATTTCCATGGTTTCAGACGCGAAAGTTTTGCTAACACATTGAAAGATGCTGTTGCTCAAGTGTTCGGTTGGGACAGAACAATGTTAGAAGGCCGCACAAAACAAGCCCGTGAATGGCGTGAACAAGTAGATCCATGGTGGGCAGAACGCTTAGGGATGCCAGATCTTACTCCGAGACTAATGCTACAGCTATGGGGCACAGAAGTATGCCGCAAGGGCTTCCATGATGATATTTGGATTGCTAGCTTAGAAAACAAACTCCGTACTAGTACTGACGATATTGTTATTAGCGACTGTCGTTTCCCTAATGAAATTAAGTCAATTCGTAACGCAGGTGGTATTGTTATCCGTGTAAAACGCGGCGATGACCCGGAATGGTATAATGATGCTTGCGATGCTAATGCTGGCGATAAGTGTATGAATTGGAGTTTAGCTAATTCACGTATGGCAAAGCTGAATATTCATGCTAGCGAAACTGCGTGGTGTGGCACTAAATTTGATATGGTAATTTCGAATGATACTACAATTGACGACTTGTTTGAACAAGTTAAAGGTCTGGTATCAAATCACCTTGCTTCCACTTAATGCCTTCTTTATGTAATACCCGTTGACAGTTTGCGCAGACTGTTTTAAGGTTAATGGGTTTACAGTTGTTTAAGTCACCGTCAACATGGAATGCCGCAAACACTTCCTGATGCTGTGATTTAAAACCGCATTTATCACATGCGTGTTTTAATCTATATCCCGAAGTGTACCATCGAGGCATTTTAACGCCTCGAGAACAGGCGCCGCACTGACTTCTATAGAACGGTTTCCCTTCTTTATAGTAGTTTATAGCAACAGGCCGTAACCCGCAGTCGCATAATGGTCTCATATTTTATTTAAGCCTTTTTGCGGCCTTTTCTAGACGGTATATCTTATGTAAAAAGCCAAAATCCACTAAATACAATTAGAAATCGTATTCATTGGAGATCACAAAATGGCTCAACTTAGTTCACCCGGCGTAGCAGTTACAGTAATAGACGAATCATTCTATACACCTGCTGCACCTGGAACAACACCTTTAATTATCGTTGCCTCTGCCGAAAGCAAGCAAAACGGATCAGCAACCGGTATCGCCGCAGGTACATTAGCTGTAAACGCAGGACAAGTATATCTACTAACAAGTCAGAAAGACTTAGCAGATACATTTGGTACACCTGTGTTTAAAACTGACGCAAACAACAATCCTATTCATGCTGGCGAACAGAATGAATACGGACTCCAGGCAGCTTATAGCTACCTTGGTGTAAGCAATCGCGCTTATGTTGTCCGTGCTGATATTGATATGAATCAATTAGACGCACAAGCAATTGAACCGACAGGCGACCCAGAAGACAACACATTCTGGTTTGACACGGCAGCAACGCAGTTTGGTATTTTTGAATGGAACAGTTCAAGTGCTAGAGTAACAGGCGGACAAACTTTTACAGTTAAGTATCCAACTATTATTACAGCAACTTCAAAATTAGTAGGCGGTGCTGGTACTGCTCCTAGAGCAAGCATTGGTTACATTGGTGATTATGCTATCGACGCAACAACTACAGTAAACGTATTGTACTTTAAAAATGCTTCCGGAGCATGGGTCGAAGTTGGAAGTGCAGCATGGAAAGAAAGCTGGCCAGCAGTTACTGGTACTGAATCATTACCGACGCTAGGCACTGGCAAATCACTTACAATTAACGATGAGATCTTTACAGAGCCAGTAGACTTGGCAGCGTTAGTAATCTCAATTAACGCTAACAGTGTGTTACAAACTGCTGGCATCAGTGCAGCAAGCGTTAACGGCCAATTAGAATTATATACAACTGGTACATCTATTGCTATTGCTCCGTCAGGAACAACAGCGGGATTAGTAGCATTAGGATTAACTGAAGGCACTTACGCTTCGCCTGCTCTTACAGTATCACCGCACACTAGCGTTCCAACATACAAGACTTTTGATTCAACTCCACGCCCAACTGGTTCTTTATGGGTTAAGACAACTGAACCTAATCTAGGCGCACGTTGGAGAGTTAAGAATTACAACGCGGCAGCAGGTACATGGATTGAAAAATCAGCTCCGTTGTATGCTAATAACCAAGCCGCTCTTGCTAGTTTAGATGCTACAGGCGGTGGTATTAATCTAGCACTAAAGAGCATTTATGTTCAGTATGATACTGAAGAAGGTGGCGCACTACATAATGGCCCACAGATGGCTAACTTTAAGTTGTTCTATCGTTCAGGCGTAGGCGCAACAACAATTGAATCAGCTGATATGTCTCCAAGTTTGTTTACTGCTGGACAAGATGTTAGCTTTACAATTAGCGAAAGCATTAAAGGATCTGATACATTAAGTGCTCCAGTTACAATCGCGTTTGTAGCCGCAGGCGCTGTAGGTGGAATTTCAGATGCTGAAAATATTGTATCACGCATTGGTTCATCTGGACTACTAAACGTTAGCGCAGAGTTTGATGCTGCAACTGGCAAAATTACAATTAGTCATCGACTAGGTGGTGATTTTAGAATTGTTGACAGCGGTGAGACTGGTGCTAAATTTAGCGTATTGTTTACAGCTTACAATTCATCTCCAGATAACGCTGGATTAGCAACTCGCAACTTGTGGAGAGATCCAAGCGATGCGTCTAACATTAACAAGTATCTAGCAAGTTTATGGTCATCAACTATTATCAGTAGCGCAGGCTCACGTGTTGGTTTTGCCAACGCAAGTGCTGATGCTCCGTCAACTATTCCAGCAGACGGCAAGCTATGGTACAATTCAATGATCGACGAAGTTGACATGTTAATCCATAACGGTTCAACATGGGTTGGTTATGCTAACTACAATCAAACAGCACCAGGCGGTGATGCCACAGATCCTAATGGTCCAATGGTATCAGCTACAAAGCCAACTGTACAAAGCGATGGCACAGCATTAAGCAACGGTGATCTATGGATTGATACTAGTGATTTAGAAAACTTTCCAAAGATTTACAAGTTTAACTACTTGACTAAGAAATGGGTATTAGTAGACAACAGCGACCAAAGTACTGAAGATGGTATTTTATTCCGCGACACTCGTTGGGCAATCGACGGCGGATCTACTACTGCGCAAACTGAAAGCACTATTAAAGAATTGCTATCAAGCAACTTCTTAGACTTTGATGCTCCAGATCCAGCATTGTATCCAAAAGGTATGTTGCTATGGAACCTACGTCGTTCAGGATTCAACGTTAAGCGTTATGTACGCGACTATGTTGACACACAAACTGACAACCTACGTATGCCTGGCGATCCATCAATGAGCGAATACTATCCAAATCGTTGGGTAAGCGAAGCTTCTAACCAAGAAGACGGTTCAGGAACATTTGGACGTAAAGCACAACGTAAAGTTATTATTCAGAAATTACAAGCATTAGTAAATGCTAACCAACAAATCCGTGACGAAGAAAGTCGTGTGTTTAACTTGATTGCTTGCCCAGGATATCCTGAGCTTGTAGGCGAAATGGTTTCATTAAACTACGATCGTGGCTTAACAGCATTCGTTGTAGCAGATACTCCAGCTCGCTTAACACCAGATGCTACTTCATTGAGCAACTGGGGTAACAACGTTAACGGCGCATTAGAAGACAACGACACTGGTCTAGTATCAAGTGACGAATATTTAGGCTTCTTCTATCCATGGGGTTACACAAGTGACAACATTGGTAACAACGTAGTTGTTCCGCCAAGTCACATGATGTTACGTACAATCGCTCTAAGCGATAACGTTTCATATCCATGGTTTGCTCCAGCAGGAACACGTCGTGGTGGTATTACTAACGCAACAGCAGTTGGTTAT